GCGCATACGCCAACGGCTAAAGCGACCCACTCGCCCGGTGTCATGCTTCATCTGCACCGATGCCATAAGCACTGTCGGATTTGTCTAAAGCCCTAGCTGCCGGTCCTGCTAATGCTGCAATAACTACAGACACTACGGGATCTAGTCCTAGCTCATTACTGGCTAAGAATGTTAAAAATGATACAAGCACACCCCTAAAGTATGATTTAAGTATTGCTTTCTGCCTCTTGCTGATCTTCATAAGTTACCCCCTAGTAGTGGTATATCGAACGGCTTAGAATCTTTATCGCCTAACTTTGTAAAGCTAATATGTATGTGCTTTGTATGTTTGTTAAATCCTTTGTACTTACGCCACTTAAAATTAAGTATCTTGCTAGCGATCATGCCATTATGTATTACGTAAGATATGCGCTTATCGGTTTTACCAGAGATTCTGATCTGGTCAGCCAAATATACCGAGATTCCTTCGGATGAATCCAAGCGAGAATCCACATCAATGGCTCGTACACACCCATCTGTGTCTGGATTATGATCCGATTTTCTGGCGGAATGACGAGCATCACCCACCCACCCATCAGAGGTAGAGCGACGATCTGGGTACCAGGTATCAATCTGGTCTCTTAACTGTGTACCTGCAGCGCATAACCAAGGCTTCACAGAATAATCTCATGCTCTGCATTATCACATTCCCAGCGATATGTAGTTGTATTAAGAGTTAATTCGGGATGACCACAATTAGGTATAGGTGCTATAAATGCATCTGCTGTTTCATCATAAGTATAATCAATGCCTGCATAGTTGTAACGGATATTGCCATTATAAGAAGTTCTTTTTACTGTGTATGGCGTGTTCTGTGCATAATAAGTTTCAGTATCTAATCCGTCAATAAGTTGCGTTTCATCTTTGCCAACTGTAACAGCGACAACTTTATTGTTATCATCTAAATATGCGTAATGTGCCATTATGCCCAACTTACTGTGTCAGAAACACCTGCTGCTGTAACTGTAGAAATCTTATATCCGCCTGAAGGGGCAGATGTTGATTGTGTAACTCCACCACTAAAAGTTGCAGTAATTGTGTCTGGGTATTTAAGAATAATTACTCCTGAACCACCTGCACCTGCGTTTGTATAAACAGTGCCGCCATTTTGTGAACCACCACCGCCACCACCGCCTGAGTTTACTGTGCCAGGATTTGAAGTTCCAGAATTAGGCCCACCATTACCACCACCGCCTGTGCCACCGTTACCAGAGCTTCCACCGCTCCAGTTACCACCACCACCACCGCCACCTGCTCTTGTCACAGATGTTCCGCTAATTGATGATGCAGTACCATTACCGCCATTAGCACCACTACCGCCAGCATTACCGCCACTTGCAGAAGCACCACCACCGCCACCGCCACCGCCTAAACTTGAATTACCATTACCGCCATTATTACCTTGTGATGGAGATGTTGAAGGTGTATTTCCTGTACCGCCAGTAGTTTCGCCAGTGCTAATACCACCGCCACCGCCAGAACCACCAGAAACAGCACCACCACCAGTTCCGCTTGATCCACCACCAGAACCACCAGCAGATGTAGTTGTGTTAAATATTGAATTGCTACCAGAAGAACCTGGTGCGCCAGCTGTTGTCCTTGCAGCACCACCAGCACCAACAGTTAAAGTATAATTTGTAGATGGCATTAAAGTTGCAGATAATTCTCTATAACCGCCCGCACCGCCACCGCCACCTTGTTGATGACCACCGCCACCGCCACCTGCAACTACAAGGAAATCAATAAGAAATCCAGGTGGTGTAGGTACAGCATTTATGCCAGCAACAATATTACCTATCATTATGCAATAGCTCCAACTACATACCAAGTGTTAGCAGCTGTTTTAATACATACTGCCGATTTGTATTGTGCAAGGGTTGGAGATGCAGCAACTGAGCCAGCACTTAATACTGTGGTAGTACCTGGTGTCACTGCGCTAATTGTACAAACTCCTGCACCAATATTTAATACTGTGATCGCTGTGCCTACTGCAAAGGCTACAGAAGCATCTGTTGGTATCTTAAATGCTATAGCCGTTGCTTTATTCATTATCTCTAATACCTGGTATTGGTCTGCTAGTACAGCTGTGTAATCTACTGTGTTGGCAGTACCTACCGTAAATGCTGTTAAACCATTAAACATAGCACTGGTAAGTACATCACCAGTTACTGCCGGAAATCCTGTTGCCATTTGTTACTCCTTAGTAAGATAAGACGCTGGTATCTAAAATCCCATAATCTACGTTGCCTATTATAAACCCATCTATGACAGGTTCTAGTGTTGTAAAGGTTGTTTTCCAACTATTCGGTGTTATGTTCATACGCACACCGAAAATCTGTAGGGTCTTTTCCAGCAAAGATCCGCCTGGCTGGGTAGTGATAATGGTTATAGGGTCAAAGAAATCTAGGTCTAAGGCTGCTACTACGCCTGTATCGTAGTTAGGCGTGTATAGATCAAGGACTATGGAATCACATCGGATAGTGGTCTCAGCTCGGCTAGCGGTATAGGCCTTTGCGTAGTCAAGTGCAACTGCGTCTGTTTCCATTAAAAGGTTGTCTTGAAAATAACTGTGTAAGAAATATTTATCTATAGATGCCTGATTAGACGCTACCTGTGCTGTGCCACCAGTCCTAGTAATAGTGGCTTTGTTAAATATCAATACATCGTTAAGAATCCAACTAGCATCAAAGTAAACAATACCTGTGCCGTTATCTGCAAAGACTGTGGGTGTGCCGCCAATAGACCCCGTTGTAACTAACCGATCTTGAAACACAAACGAATTATTGGCATCTACATATAGTGCGCCATACTCAGACGTGGCTACTGTAGTTAGTGCCTGCAGTGCTGTGCGGTTAGTGCCTGGGTCTGCCTGCATTGTAGTAAGGCCTGCATCTATATCACGTTGAGAAGCTGGCCAGTCAATCTCATCTAATATCTTGTTAATACGTGTGCCTGATAATTGTCCAGCAGTAGCATCTGTGACTGTGCTGATCTGTGCTAACTGCGCTAATCTAAATGCATCTACAGCTTGTATAGTTGTTATGGCTACAGTGTCATCAGATTCACCTGGGTATGTAGTTACGTAATTTGTAATAAATCCTGAAAATATAGGATATGTAACGCTGCCATAGGTTGCAGTAATCTGCACCTTTTTCATAGGTGTTAATAAATTGTAATATGGCCCGCTTACATTTTGAGGGTTAAAGTCGCCATTCTGATCTGTAATGCGTAAGGTTAGTGAGCCTGTCTGAAATTGATCTGACAAAGCAGTACGGCCTCGGTTAGTCTCTATGCGGTTGACTTGATTAGACACATCTACAACTACCGCTGCGGCATCGCCTAATACGTTAGTACCAAATATTGCTTGTCCAATTATTGCAGTCTGAGCAAAGGAAGGCCCAGTGCTAAAGTTAATTATTGCATTTATTACTGGTACGGTCATACAGGTAAACTGCCATTAGGTACTGATGAGTAACCTGATCTGCCTGCAATTTGCAAACTTTCTGCTATAAGTTGAGAAAACCTGTCACCAGTTGACGCAGTGTCTACAGTAATTCTTAAATTGCTAGGTAAATCTCGACCTGTTTCGCCATAGTAAGTACCAGCTAGTGGGTTAACAATTCCAGAAGGTAATCCACTTGGCAGACTAGATAATGAAGGTGTTGAAGGCATATCTCTGCCAGTTTCACCGTAATAAGTACCAGCGAAAGGATTAATCTGTCTAAACTTTAGGGCAGAATCCATTGCTGCACCGGCTACGCTAACTAAAGCCTTAGTTAATTCATCTGCAGCTTTAACGCCATTCATTTCCGCTAATAATTTCTTAGCCAAAGCCTCGTTGTTGTCTAGGATTGCTAACTGTGATCTTAGACGTAATTTAGTTTCTTCGTCTGTTGCAGCGTTTAATGCAACTGTAAGTCCTATACGCTCTAGATCAAATTTGTCTTTCAATGCATCTACTGCAGTCTTAGCTTTTAATGCGGCATTTTCCTGCTTCCGATAAAAAACAGAATCTTTTATAGCTTTAGTTTCTGCTCTTTGTAATGGTATGCCTGAATAGCCACCCATGTTTTTTGACGTACCTGTAGATGTGCCATAATTTTTAGTTGCTACCTCGGCAACACCAGAAAGGGCAACATATCCAAATGCTGCTTTAACAGCTGTAGGGTTTTTGCTTGCAAGGGCTAACAATAAAAGAGCAGGCTTAAAAGATGGATTGTTTACTACTGATCCTATTTTGTCTGTTAATTTTGCCAAATTGACAATAACGTTGGAAATATTGGTGGCTAGGTTTTCAAAATCATTAGAAAGATTTTCAATAGAATCGTCTCTACTTAATATTGTTAAAGCATCTACTAATCCTTTACCTATAGTTTCTGTTGCGTTTGCAGCAGCTACTTTGAGTAAATCCATTTTGCCTGAGTAAGTTTCTAGTCTGGCTAATGCCTGACCCTTGAACTTAGCATCAAGTGCTGCCATAATTTTATTCATATCACCACTAGCTATAGTGGCTTTATCTAATCCTGTACCTAATCTTGCTAATGCTGTAGTAGTACCAGATGCGCCTTTAGCAATAGCAGCCACGACAGTCGCCAGATCTTTGCCTGTGCCTGCGCTGACATTTAATGCGGTCTCTAAAGCCTGTTGACTTAAAGTGACTGAACCTGTGGCATTTAACAAAGTTTGAAATGCTGGCCGTAATTGATCGTCTAAAATACCATATAACTTCTGCATGCTGGCAATATAGGCTTCTACTTCGCCTATTCTAAATGCGTTACCAGTGTTTTCTAATTGCACAGCAAGTGATTTAGCTGCTTTCTCATCGGCTGCAAATGCACTAATAGCCTTTTTGCTAAATGCTAGTAGTTGATAGCCACTAAATGTAACTCCAAACGTACGACCTAATTTTTTAACCGACTTGTCAAAGGCTGATATATCCTTCTGACCCTTTTTGAGTGCTTTGCCATTAAAGGTAGCAATAGCCGAGACGACTACATTGGCCATTAGGCTGCCTTAGTAATCTCTGTAGATTTATTAAAATCTATAGCTGTGGCATTTATAGCATTTAGAATTGCATCATAAACTTTAGTGCTGTCTTGCGCCCAAGCCTTGTAAATCAAACGCCCCTGCGTCTTACGGCCAGCTGATCTAATATCTTTAATTTTTGGTTGTTTTGTTACTGGCTCTAATGCAGCTACGAATTGCTGGCTAGCAAATGGATTGTTAGATTTGTATTCTTCAAGAGCTCTACTTCTAGCAGACTTCTTAACATAAGTGCCGCTGCCTTCATGCTTAAATGTAAATGGCGCACGACCTTGTGGGTTTAGACGCCCTGCTACTTCGTAAATTGAACCTGATCGGCTTGCATTGTAAACATAGTTGCTAACTTTGAATCCGTTTTTAAATGTTTTATTTTCACCTGGATTATATCCAATACCAGCCCGAACCACTGAGGCATCGTATTTAGGGAAAGTACCAAGATTACCAGATGCTTTGGTCCAGCCAGATAGCACATCAATATTGCTTTTCACAAACCCTTTGGCTTTGAATGCAACGCCACGCATTAAGGGATCTATTGCAACTCTAATTCTTTGGCGCATATCTTCGTCCATAAACTCTAAGCCTTTAAGAACATCTTTAATGCCTACGATTTCTACGGGCATTTTTAATCTCCTTAGCTCTATCTTGCAAGACCTGCACAATAGCCCTTAACATTTCTGCGTCCATGTTAATGAACTCACTAGGCGCAATTCCTAGCTCTACAGACAAACTTGCTATCGCATAGAGCGTAGAATCACGCTGTACTATTTTTTTTCTTCGTCTAATACCTCGACAGTTTCTAAGCTGTCAA